GTTTTTTCGAAAATTCATTAGGCACAAACATAGAGCAGCATGAATTGGTGAAAATTAAATTTTCACCTTGTAAAAATGATACTCCATTTTTAAAGTATTGTTTCTTTTGCTCTAACTTCCAGCTCTTTAAAACGCTGATGGTATAATTGTCAATAGGTATAACACGCTTACTGGCTTTGGTTTTAGGTGTTTGTAAAACTTGCTTTCCCTCAACATAAACGGTAGTACGGTTTACTGATAAAGTCTTTTCTTCAAAATCAATATCGGACCATTTAAGAGCTAGTGCTTCACCACGCCTTAAACCAGTATAAGCTATAGTGTGTAAAAGAGTGTGGAATAACGCACTCTCTTTCTTTGCCAATTTTAGAAAAGTGTTTAATTCTTCTTTAGTGTAGCAGTTTTCTTTTTTTTCTACTTCTTTAGCTTTTGGTTTGATTATTTTGTCAATCGGATTGCTTTTGATAATATCTAACATCACAGCATACTTCAAAATGCGATTGATGATCGAAGCATAATTGGCATACATAGAATATTTTTGGCTTAATTTTATAAACAATGACTGGCAAAATATGACAGTTATTTTATCTACGTTCACGCCTTCAAAATATTCAGCTATCATATAATCAAGTTTTTGCTTCGTATTAAAAGCAGTAGAAGCCTTGACAGTTGTTTTATAATTCTCAAACCATAGATCAGCAATTTCTTTAAAAGACTTTCCAGACTGACTAGAAGAAAACCCGTTTTCTTCCACGTCAAGCAACAAATTTCTTTCGGCTTGTTTGGCTTCTTTAATGGTTTTAAAGCCCCGGCGAGTGGTTCGTCGTTCTTTGCCAGTTATGGGATCTATCCCAAGATAAGTTTGAAATAAGTAACGAGTCTCCCCGTTTTTGGTTGTATATTTTTTTATCATGTTGTCCTCCGTTTTGGCTTGCCCGCACAATTGAAAGAACGAAATGATTATGATATACTTAACTTATAATTTTTTATCTTGTTTCTCCTTCGGGCTTGCCCGAGGGTTCTTTTTTATCCTATCAGCGAAAAATATTCATCAACGACCATGATCTCGTCCGTGGTCGTTTTTAAATTGTGTCGATCCATAAAACGAATATAGTTGAATTCGTGGCCTTCGTCCAGCTCCTCCCGAATAAGAGCCCGGATCATGGCCCGATTCGCTTCGTTCTCGCACTTGATTGGGTTGATGGTGTATTGGGCCTTGGAATGGTTCAAGTGAGCTATTTCGTGCAAAATGACGCGTTTTTGAGCCTCCTCGGACAGCGCCTTGTTTACGAAGACAATCTTCAATTCATCTATTATCATTCCCGGTCGTTGCCATAATTCGTTATCAAAATAAGCTAGTGTAACACCGTTAGAGTCAACTAACTCTTCAATGGTCATAGGCTATCTACCTCTCAAGTATATTTCTATGATATTTTGAATCGCGTCAATATCTTCTTCAGTAAGTGGCTTACCGTCAAATGTTTTGGCGTTTTCAGCCATCTTTCGCAGATCCTCAGAGGTATACCCACCGATGGTTTCGTCCGATGCGATCCGTGGATTGTCTGTTCTACCTAGCAGATAGTCAGTGGATACGTTGAAGTAGTCAGCGATTTGTTGAAGCCGTTCAGCAGAAGGTTGATTCCTTTTCAACCCGTACAAAGAATTTTTGCCTAGTTTTAGCTTATCTTCTAAAGTATTTAGCGAAATCCCTTGTTTTTCACATAAATCTTTTACTATTTCAAAAGTAGAAAACATTGATTTATCAGCCTTTCTTAGACATGACAAAAAATATTTTATAAAATACGCAAAAAATAGTTGACATTGTTTCGCGTTTACGCTAAAATAGTTTTTGTAAGTTAATGAGTTAGTCAAAAACGAAGTTAAAACTTATCTAAAAATAAATAGCTTTGGCGAGCAAATGAGTTGATAGATATAAGGTTTTATCAAGGTTTTTAATTATGCTTTCATTTTAGCAGATACGCTAAAAACTGTCAAGCGATAATGTAAAATCACTAACTCAATTTCTTACAAAAATAAAAAACGTACCCCAGCTGCTATCTGAAGTACGTTACGGAAATTGTTCTGCTCAAGCTAATAGCAGTAGCTAACAACACTTCGCTGGTATCGCCCCCAGCACTGCAGTTGAAATAGTTAGGGACTTTGGTCTACGAGAAGTTGCGCTTTTTAACGTGGCTACCTCCCACGACTGAACTCGCACCTATTTTTACGACTCTTGCTTGTCGTTGCTGGCAACCAGACCAGAAATAGAGTTTAACTACTGAGACACAGTACCTTTCAAAAATTCTGCCAATATGCATCAGCTCCTTTCTGCTAACAAAGGTAGTTTCATTATATGAAAAGTAAGAAGGTTTGTAAAGGTGTTATTTTGTTAAAAGCTAGGGCAGACAGTAGTTTCCGTAAAAAAACATTCATTATTTTTACTCACAAAGAAAGGAGGAAGATGAATGCCAAACATGGACAACGGTCGTCAAAAAATTTTGGATTTCCTGAAAGAAAATAATCTAACAATGGCTACTCTAGCCGTTCAGTACAGCATGACACGCCAAGATGTGACGAACATTTTGAACGGAAAACTGAAAAATCCTCAAGCACATCGATTTGTCGCCCGAGTGATTGAAGATTTTAAAATTCGGTAACAAAAAACGCCGGATGAAAAATCCGACGCTTGCTTAAAATATCTATCTTAATTATATCAGAAAGTGCTTGCCCGCACAATTGGAGGAACGAAGAAATGGAGGAAACGAAAATGCCTCCCTTGATCTCGGATGAGATCGCGAAAGTCTATCTAAAACAGATGGTCGAGATCATAAAAAAAGAGCTCAAGGATGAAATAGAATCTGAAAGATTACCACTAGATCAAAAGGCCTTAATGAAGAAATTCGGGTTTGACCATAGCTACATTAAAAAGCTGGAACGTCGAGGACTTGCATTTCGAAAGCAAGGCAAAAAGAAAATGTACGACGTCCGAGACGTGTACGAGATTTTAGAGATGGAGAAGGAATATATCAAATGTTAAACGAAATAACTTTGTCGAATAATCTATCTCAGATAGAACTAGAAATTAGCCATCACAAGCAAATAGCTGGCCAGTCAATTTGGGAAATTGGCAGACGCTTGAACCATGTAAAAGAACACAATCTGGTGCATGGTGAATTTATGGATTGGTACACTAACCTTGGAATTGACAAAGATTTTGCTAGTAAATCGATGAAGATAGCAAAAGAACTTCCAAATTTCGAAACGTTACGAAATTTAGGAACAACAGCACTTCATCTGATTGCAACTCTTCCAGAAGAAGAGCGAGAGGAGCAGATTCAACGTATCGAAGATGGCGACAATCCGACGGTAAGAGAACTTCAGGAAGTCAAGAAGAAACTCAACCTCAGCAAGCAAGCTAACAAAATTCTACAAGTTGAAAACGAGCGTATTAAATCTTCCAAGGTCGAAGTCAAGGAAACTATTAAGGAAGTCATCCCAGACGATTACAAGGCCACACAGGACCTAAACAAGCAGTTGCTGGAAAAGAATAAGGAACTTTCTAAAACGGTCAAAGCCATGGAAGAACGCTCCGAATTCATCGAAAAGCAACTTGCTGACACACTGGCCCAGCGTGAAGAAGTTGATAAGAAATCCGCTAAATACGATGAATTGACTCGAGCGATTGAAGAATCGCAAGGGCAACTCAACAGTGTGCAGAAGCAAATCTCATCCTACAAGAATATCACAAGCCTATTGCAAAAAGGGAATGACTTCTTGGCAAGTATGGGAGGTTTAATCTACGCAGATGAGGAGAAAGTCCTCAAAGCAGACGGAATCATCCGAAACGAATTTGATAGTTTCATTAGCCGTGGGCTTCGGTTCTTCAACGATCTGAACGATATCCGCAAAGAAAGCAACATTTTAGAAGGAGAATTTGAATAATGAATGAAGTGACAACTCAACCTACCGAATTAGTGGTAGAAGATGCAATGATCCATGCACTCCAGGAATTGAAAAAGCTGAAAGAAGGGCAATCCATCTTATCAGCCGATGTCGATTATCTGAAGAATGAGCAACCAATCAACCCTTCGGTCTGTCTAGCGTTGGAAAAATTGCGCAAGAAGAAAGTCGTGGCCTTGCTTGGTGGCAAAGATAGCCAGGCATACCGTGATCGAAATTTTGCACAATCTGTATTTTCTCAGGCTGCTAAAGACTTCAAGGACTATTTCCGAATCCCTCGATATGACCTATTGAAGCGTAAGGACGAAGAACAAGCCTTTGACTACTGGAACAGCTGGGAGCCATCAGCAAATACTAAGTTAGAAATTAAAGCCCGGAACGGACAGATGAGTTTGGTGGGGTGAGGAGGATAAATGAGCGAACCTTTAAAAAAGATATTGCAAATCGAAAATCTAGAAATTAAAATCAGCAATGATTCTAGCATACCTCACGTTATTTTAAATGGAGTTGATTTTCAAGCTGAAGATATCGGTTTACAAGGAATTAACATTGTTTGGGAGACAAGCAAGGACGAAGTTCCTGAAACCCTGATTCAAATCGACTATATTAATGGTCGGGAGCGTCTTCAAGAGATATCAATTAAGCAATCATTTCCTAATACTCTGCTGAAATAAAATTGTATAAGGAGAAAAAAATGAAAATGAAATTAAAAAAAGAACTTGTTGAAAAACAAGTCCTTATCTCAAAAGACAGGAAAACTACTGTAAAACTTAGTGATTCGATTATTCACTTTCAAAAGTAATTACAAGTTTACCATCAACAGTATTGGAAATTGGTTTTCTATTAGACCAAACTTCATGGTCTTCACTTTTTACTAATAGAACTAAACCATTTTCATGTACTGACAATAAATCAATAAATTTCTCATTATCTACTGTTGTAGCAAATTTCAAAACAGGTTTAGATGATGGATCAACACTATCTGCATCTGAAGTTGAAAAACGATATGACAAGAAACTTACTTCATTAGGCAACATTTCATTAATGCAATTCATAGATTACCTCCTTTCATAAAAATTGACAGACGATTTTCATAAGGAGGAAGAGGTCTTATTTAATCGTTTTTTTGTCAGTAGTAACTTAACACAATAATATAGAAAGGTCATCGGTCTTGAGATGGATTTTGAAGATGAAATCATAAAAGTATCTGATTGGCTAATTGAACAATCAGAAACTTATAGTGACGCTTTGATTAAGTCACAAAAGCTCACAAAAGATATAGCTAACGAAATAATTTTAAGGGCTATAGAACAAAAGACACAATTTAAAGGAGAAAAAATGGATCCTATTCAAAAGTTGTTAGCGTTGATGGATTGGCAAGATGCCAACCGTCCGCTGAAACTAGAGGAAAAAGCCGAATTGATGAAACTGTCTGATAGTGAATTTGAGGAGAGGTTGCATCAAATGGCTGTAGATTTTAAGAATGACGGGGTTATTCGAGCATGAGCCTTAGAAAACTAAAATATATGACAATGATGCTTCTATTCTTCTTTCCGCTGTTTTCAATCGCAATGATTAAGGTCACATATGACCAGCAACGAAAAATTGAAGAACTTGAAGAACGAGTGTATTCGCACTCAAGAAGCATTGGACGCTGGGCCGAGATTGTCGGACGAATGGAAGAATCCAACAAGGCCCAAGATTTTATGATCAACAAATTCAATCGGGAACTATTCCCAGAAAAACCAACCGAGGTAGAGGTAGAAACTAATGACAACTATTGAAATTTTCTTGGCAGTAGCGTTTGCTACATATGCAGTACTTTCAGGCTTTGCGATCTTCGTATTGCGCTGCATCATCATCCGTCAAAAAGAGAAGATGCGCTACTACAAATCAGCTAAATATCAGCGGGAATTGCTTAATAAACGTGCGACAGAGATCCACAAAAAGAACAATGTGAAAGGAATGACAGCATGAGCGACAACGTACACAATCCAAAACACTACCAAGGTCGGAATGGCCTTGAAGCAATCGATGTCCATCGTAATTTTATGAATGATGAGCAGTTGACTGGATACCATCTCGGAAATCTTATCAAGTATGTACTTCGCTATCGTCGTAAGAACGGTATCGAAGATTTGGAAAAAGCCAAGGTGCACATGGACTGGCTGATTGAGAAAGAGAAAGCTATGATGTTACAGCTAGAGGCATTGGTTGGAGGTACAAATGATCAATAATGTTGTACTTATCGGCCGTCTGACTCGTGATGTTGACCTTC